TGATTGTGAAAACCATTAATGTATTCAAAGCGCTTAGCTGGTGCGCAATCAGCTTTTTTGTAGGGATAAGCCTTACTAGTTGGGTTTACAATCCATAGTGGTAGTAGAACATTACCAAAAGGTGAAAATTGAGGAAGTTATCTGGCAGATTTAGATGTTGAAATTTGTCAGCCGAGGGCACTTGGCACATGATTTTTCGGCCTCTAAGGGTGCACAAGATTGAAAAACCGTAGTTTAACGAACGAAGGTCCTATATAGCCATTGTGATCCATAGCTACCTTCACTTTCATCATCGGAAGTGACCTAATCAGGAAAAGCTAAAAGCCCATCATAGCGTGGCTTATACGTCGTAAATGTTTGCAGCATGACGTTATAAAGGTTTATTCGGTTGGTAACAAAAAACAAAATAGGATGACTCCTAAAGGGCAAGCAGCACGGGCACTTGCTTTGATCAAAAAGACCCGTAATAAAGCGAAGAATGTAGCGAAGAATTCTGGAAGGGCAGCAAAGCGCATCATCAGGACTGTTGATGATGTGTTTGCCATGAACCCAAATTTAGTGTCTATGGCTGGACTCAACCAGGCAGCCGCTGTTGTAAGCAGTGTAAGGAAAGTTGTTGCACCCAAAGTGTCACCTTGCATCAAGAAGTGGTTCACTTGTTTGACAACGCCTTTTCACCAGGGCGCCATGGGAGCATGTATACCTTCTGGGGATACTCATTCGAGTCAGCGTAGATTCGGTTTCATAAGAACTGAATTTGTCATTGGAACGATGGGTGTGGGTTTCGTAGCCCTATCACCATCACTTGCAAATGATGCGCCACAGATGTATGTAACCACTGCCTTATTCACTGGAAATTCAATGACGATATTAGCGTCAAACAATGTTTATGCTACTGGAATTAAGTCTATTGGAGCAGCCAATCTTCCTTATTCTTCAGGCGAATTTTTCACCCCTAATACCACTGAGACTTCTGTTCAAGGTCGTATTGTTGGAGGTGGTGTACGCGTTCAATATATAGGTAAGACTGTAGACCAAGCTGGTTTGTCATACTTTTATACTGATCCTCAGCACATAACAGCTGTAAATTCAATTCAAGGTACTGCTACTACAATGTCAGCAGCTGAGCTTGGAGCTTATCAAGAGACAATTATTAAACCAGTTTCACGTGAACCAGTTGAAAATGTCTTAGCTCCAATGACGCAATTAGAACTGGAGTATTATACACCTGTCTATCGATCTACAGTTGATACTTCCAAAGAAGTTTATCCTTGGGGTGAATCTCAGAATTTTAATTCTGGTTTTACGACAAATGCCAGTGCAGGAGGTGCTGGAAACTTGGCGATGAACTGCGCTGCACCAATAAGTGTATTTTTTGTATCAGGAGCCACTCCTGGTTCAACATTCCATATTGAATATGGAATACATACAGAATATGTTGGTCGTGCGAGTGAAGGGCAAAGATTACCGGCCGATTCCGACCCTGTTGGTGTTGGCCATATGATGGCAGCTATTTCTCGTGCTACCATCTCTGAAGGCGCGTCGAAAACTACGAATTTTCCTTCTCGCTTGCGCGAAGCTTATGCTGAAGTTACGCGCAATGCAGCTTCTTCGACCCGTTTATAACGGACGAATTAGACATACATTTTCAATATGATTTTGACTACAAACATTTTTTGCTATTAATAGTATTATTTGTTTGTGGTTTGGGAGGGTTAATCGCTGCACTCGGTTTCCCAACCTTCCCATATTAAATCAATTATATGTTTATATGTTTTTATGTTGACAAAAACATCTTCTTTTAAAGTCATCATTGTTGTGATGAATTCTGTTTGATGACTTATAAGAACAGGTTTCCGATTTTATGTTTGAAAATCGTTAGTATAGATTACAAGAATAATCTTATATGTTCGCACCATAAAGAGGTGCAAGTAACGAATTCTAGTAACCGTTCCGGTTGTCTAGGTTCGGTATGAACTTCCGAAACCCCATAAGGGGAATTTTTTATTAAATTTATAAAGATTTTTGCGGCCGATAAAGCTGCGGCTCATGGACGACCCATGGCCAACAATTTGACTTTATGGATTCCTTACGCAAAAATGAAAAATAGTAGGATAAATACAACACAGGTGGGTGGTATAGACACCCAGCTGACACACGTTAGTTTAAGTCGAAAGACCCCGTTAAAGAGCGCTAACGTTTTAATCCACGTTGGGGGAGAGTGGATAGTGGCACACTATTGTTATTACGATAACAAAAAATGTTGTACTTACAAATTAGTTTTTGAAGAAGTAGTGTCATCTTATTTTAATTGTTTCAAAGTAAACAGTTTGCAAGGCCTAAGAGGCTCCTGGTGGAATGGTTATCTACCCTTGATGTTTAACTGTGTACCACACTTAATGTTAAACTCATGTAATAAAACAGCACAACAACATATTCACGCCCCAGCGCATAAAGCGTCTAGTGAGTTGTTGTTAACAAAACTTTCTACACAATTATTAATTGTGTTGTATGAAGAAGTATTAATAGAGGATTGTGCAAAACATCACCTTGCTGTTGGGGTTGATGAGGTTTTTATAACCAAACCGTCTTTTAAAATTTCTCAATTGAATGGTACTCACGGGGAGCATACATGTGATGACGACATGGACCCCGCTATTAGTGAAAATCTTGATGTTTTGGCAAGGGCTCGCAGGCAGGCGAGAAATTTACTGAAACAAAGGAGAACTGATAATAGGAATAAAGAAGGAAAAGGGGAAAGGTGCAACGCTGAAGTACAATTTGGTAAACGGCAGGAAAGGCGAACTGGTGGAACAGTGTTGTCTGAATGCGGGGACCAGCAGTTAGTACTAGCACAAGAACAGCCTATGCAAGTTGAGACGTTAACTTGTTATGTTGTACCTACCCAGGGGTTGTATGAAATACAAGGTCAAGCTTATGATGTCATTCCGTCTGGATATGCATTGTTTCAAGGCTTTACCGAAGAGCACAAAAATTCAGTCTTAGGACATAGAATTAAAGTGCAAAGTTGTGGGGTTGGTTGGTTTATTTTATCGAGTGATGACTCTAAAAACAAAATCAATTATGTTACAGCATCAGCTAGTATGGAATACAATTGTGAGGGTTTCACTTACAGTGACGTTAACAAGCGCCTAATAGCACAGGAACCCGTGTCTTTTATGGTTTATAAACCATTATTGGCCACTTTATTTAAACAAATAAAAGCTTCAAAGTTGGACAAGTTTGTTATAGATTCAGCAATTTTAGTTGCTAGTAATCAAGCTTACTTGGTTAATGGGCTACCAGACCATCCAATTATATTGTCCACGTTAAACGCGTACAAGCATTGGGTGTTTAGACGGTCTATTGTCAATAATGACACCAACACAAGACGGTTTATATCGTTGAACTTCGATGAATTAGGTCACCATGAGACACAACAACCACTGCACCAGTCAGCTTGGTTGAATCCAAATCATATGATGTTGCAAAACAAATATTGTGCCTGGACCGAAGAGTCTATTACCACAAGTGATTTAGATTTGATGTCCTGGGAACCACGAACGGATTTCACGATTTTACAAAACAAAGGAGTCGATGTGGCGGACGGTAGGTTTCGCTTTGGAGAGGATTTAAAATTTCCAAAACGTTTTAAAATAACCAAATTCTTCTCATTCGAAGGTTTAGGTTTACAACCGTTTAACAAACACACTCGCAACAATGAAAATTTAGCCCATGGCTGCAAGCGTTTAATCGGATGCCGTGGAGACACTGTCAAAGAGAATCAATTAAGGATGAATTCTATTCGTATGGCCAAGATGTTTGCCAACAGTAGTGACCCTTTACATATTGAGCTTTTTGACATGTGTGTTGGAAAACGACGTGAGAATGTTGACTTTGAATTATGCTCCCCATTGTTACCTGGGTTTGAGCAGTTCATTGTGGAATCATTTTCTTATATAAATTATGTTGTGAGCCCTGGCTTTGTGACTAATGTAATGGATCGTACCAAAACATGGTTACATAAAGCCAAATACGAGGCTTTGGCAGCATGGTATCAGCACAACCCATTTTATGGCCGTAAATTATGGGCAAAAATACCAAATGCTAAAGCCAAACAAAGAGAATTGTTTGTGGATGGTCGTCATTACCACCATGAGGAATACTCTAACCTTAAGAGCATGGTTGTTTGCATTAAGGACGAGATAGGAAAGAATGGCAAACCGTGTCGCTTATTTGTTAATTTGGATTCCGAGAGTGCGTATGCACCATTGGTTCCAATGCATGTCAAATTAGCGTTACATGGGACTCACATGTTTCAGGTGGGTGATGTCATGATTGAAATATTTGTATATGCCCAACCAAACCCTAATGAGGATGAATTGGATTATGTGGCTAGCAAATGTTCTGATGCTCGTTTTTTGCAAAATTATGTTTTTGTACCCATTCATTCAGATGATTCATGTATGGTTGGGAACATACATGGTAGGCAAATAATGAGTAATAATGATGTTTCATCTAATGATGCTGGGCAAGATGCTGCAGTGTTTTTTGGGATGTCATTGTTACAATCTAATTTCAGTCCAGAGCTAGCTCGAGGACTTCTTAAATTAGCGTGTTTACCTATTGATATTGCCAGTCCCACTTCTGACAGTTTTTTGAGAATTCAATTCGATTCTCCATATGAACCATCAGGGCATAGCAATACATCTGTTTGGAATCATCTGGGCTCCATCTTATTATCTTTAAGCGCTGTGTTTTACATGGTGCATACGGATATGCCTTACGCAGAATGCGTAAAGTGTGGAGCTGAACAAGTTGGACATGTTGTTACTTGTGATGAGGTGGATTGTATAGAGAAAATTCAATTTTTAAAATTTTCTCCTGTATACAATGGCACCAGATATGTCATGAGCGCCAATCTAGGTCGCATTTTTAGGAAACTAGGAAGCGTAGATGGTGATATGACGCATGATCAACTGGGAATGGACGTTATCGAATTTAGGTCTTTAACTTCAGAAGAGCGTATGAATCGTTTTTGGGCTGGAGTGGTATTAGGACTTAAAAACGAGCCCCCAAATCGTATACTTAATGCGTTGCGTGAACGTTTTTCATCCAGTAATTTTAAGATTACTGAGTCTATGCTGTCATTTTTACATAATGAACAGAAAGATTCCTATTATTCACATTTTAGGACGGAAAAACACGGTGATTGCACAGATAGTGTGATGAGGAGGTATGGGCTCAACTGTGAGGACGTCGATGAGTTAGTCGATGTTATTTTAGATTTACATGTTGGGCAACGTTGGAAATTGAGAGCGGTAGCGCAATTTTATAAAACAGATTATGGAGTCAGTGGCATTTTAGACGAAGATAAGGATGTTGCTGTGGGTACGGAGTTATTGGCTCCACTCCAAACCAATAATGGACAAGGTCTCCACTTACACATCAGACGTGATGTATCTTTGCCTGTTGTGGAGCAGGCTGTTGCTGAAACTGGGTCATTGTTTCGGCGACGAGGGCTAATGCCCTTTTGGTAATTGTTCCACCACTTACCAG